GCATCGTTTGGCCAAAACCTTGTTACTCTTAGAGAAACGGCAGCATCTGCAGGACTACCTCTAGAAGATTTTACAAAATTAATAAAACAAAACAGCGAGACACTAGCACTGCTTTATGGCAGTACCACACTGGGAGCCAAACAATTTTCTAGATTGAGCGAATCATTCAGGAGAACAAATCTTGACACGTTGATGCCTCTAGGATTCACTGTGGACGAAATCAATTCTGTGTTGCTGACCAATCTTAATATGCAACGAAGAACCGGACAATTGGTAGAAGGTGCAGATGAACAGCAGATAATGTCATCGCGATCATTTGCACTCGAACTAGACAAGATGTCTAAGTTAACAGGAATACAAAGATCAGAATTAGCAAAACAAATCGAATCTCAAACAAAAAATGAAAGATTCTTAGCATTCTTAAACACCACCACAGATGAAACTAGACAGAGGTTACAGACATTCGCTGGATCTGTAGAAGGTATATCACCAGCTCTGGCGGAAGGATTACAAGATCTTATAGCGAACGCAGGAGTTCCGGTAACTCAAGCATCCAAAATGTTAGTGATGAACATACCAGAAGCTACCAGCGTGGTGAGAGATTTAACTAATGGTACTATATCCAGCTCAGAAGCACTGTTGCGAATGAGAGATGCTGCACAACGAAGTAATCAATCATTGGGAGCAGTGGCACAAACTGGCACTGTAGAATTTGCCAGACTCTATGGAGATGTCAACAAACTAGCCAAAGCAAAATTAAATGAGACTGCAGTATCTCAAGAGCAAGCAAAAAGAGCAACTCTACTCACTTCACAATTGACCGAATTTCAAGATGCTAGTAAAAGATTAAGTTCACAATTTCAATCATTAGAAACAGGATTCTTAGGAGCTATGGGAGATACTATAGGAGTAGGGTTGGGGGGTATCAACAAGGGAATGAATGTTCTGTCAGCCGGCATAAGCGGCATGAACAATGCTTCCAAGGCTTTGTTATTTGCTGCAACATCTATTGGCAGTTTTGTGTTAGATAAAGCCACACAGGTAGGAGTGGTGTTCTCGGGAACTTACAGTGCTTTGAAAGCAGCAGGGATGGGCAAAGGCGGCATGATAGAAAACATGAAAAATATGTTTGGAGCCGGCAAAGACACAGCAAAAAAAATGTTGCCAACAGACGCCACAAGCAGAGGAGTTAGAGCAGGAAAATTTGGATTGGGAGCATTAGCCACAGGCTTTGCAGCATCAGCAGTGGGCAATGATAACATAGTAGGCAAGGGATTAGATGTAGCATCCTATGCATTGACCGGAGCTACTATAGGTTCGTTGTTTCCAGGAATTGGCACAGCGATAGGAGCCGGAGTGGGCACCCTCATGGGAGTGGTTAATCAACTAGGCGGAGTTAGTGCTTTGGCTAGCGGATCTTCCAGAGCAACAGGCACATATGGAGAAATAGGTTTACCATTTGAACCCAAAACCAGCATGTTAAAAGTTCATGCAGGTGAACGTGTATTAAATCCTCAAGAAACTGCTGATTATAACAAATCTGGACCAGATGCTGGGCAAACACAATACATGATGGAATATAACCAAACAGCCAAACAGCTATTAGAAGCTACCAAAGCTACCAATGCTCTATTAAATAAGCAAGTAGCAATAGCAATGGCTACAGAGAAGAATACCAAAAAAACATCCAAAGTGGTTGATAAAGTGGGTCCTTCTATAGTATAATGAGTAATAGAATATGAGTTGGAAAAAATATTTCAAAGAACCGACAGGATCGCCCATAAGCGGAGATAAGGTACCCAATTTCGCAAAAAGAAATTATTCATCTTATCTACCTGATGTTTACACAGGTCACCCAAATAGAATACAGAGATACTTTCAATATGATCAAATGGACAACGATTCAGAGATCAATGCAGCTCTGGATATTCTTGCAGAATTTTGTACACAGAGCAATGAAGAAAATGAAACACCATTCGATCTTGTGTTCAAAGATGATGTCACAGAGACCGAAGTAAAATTATTAAAAAAAGCTCTACAACAATGGACAGTCAGCAACAGATTCAGCAGAAGAATATTTAGAATATTTAGAAACTGTTTGAAATACGGTGATTGTTTCTTTGTGAGAGATACGGAAACTGACAAATGGCTGTACATGGATCCTGCCAAGATTGACAGAATCATTGTTAATGAATCTGAAGGCAAAGTACCAGAACAATATATCATTAGAGACATTAACCCTAACCTACAAAAATTATCTGCCACACAGATTGCACCTAATCAATTGTACGGTGGCACAGGCACAGGACCATATCAACAAAACTATGCAGGTGCAGGCACAGGATTAAACACCAGTTACCCAACTGGAGGTTCAGGCGGAAGATTCTACAGAACCATGAATCAGTATGCTATCAATGCCGAGCATGTGGTACACATGAGTCTATCAGATGGTATGGACAATCTATTCCCATTTGGTCAATCAGTGCTGGAACAGGTATTCAAAGTTTACAAACAAAAAGAATTATTAGAAGACGCAATCATCATCTATCGAGTACAGAGAGCACCAGAGCGAAGAGTGTTCTATATTGATGTGGGTAACATGCCAACACACTTAGCGATGCAATTCGTTGAGCGAGTTAAAAACGAGATTAATCAGAGAAGAATTCCAAGCACATCCGGCGGAATGAGTTATATCGACGCCACATATAACCCAATGAGTATCAATGAAGATTACTTCTTCCCTCAAACAGCAGAAGGTCGAGGATCTAAAGTGGACACACTGCCGGGTGGAACAAACCTTGGAGAGATTGACGATTTAAGATATTTCACTAACAAATTGTACAGAGGTTTAAGAATTCCGAGTTCATACTTGCCCACCGGTGCTGATGATGGAGCTCAACAATACAACGATGGCCGAGTGGGCACAGCATACATTCAAGAATTAAGATTCAACAAATATTGCGAAAGATTACAGAGTTTGATTGCTCCGGTATTTGATGATGAATTCAAACTATGGATCAAACATAAAGGTTACAGCATCGACAACAGCACGTTTGAAATCAAATTCAATCCACCACAAAACTTTGCACAATACAGACAGACAGAGATGGATCAGAGCCGAGTGGGCACATTTGTACAGATAGCAGAGTTGCCATATATGAGCAAACGTTTTGCATTGAATAGATTTTTAGGATTATCAGAAGAAGAAATGGCTAAGAACAGCACACTGTGGGCAGAAGAGAATGCAGTAGCACAGAAAAAACAAACGAAAACCACTCAATTGAGAACAGGCGGTATCAGTCAAGCAGGAGTACAATCTGATTTAGATCAGTTTGAAAATCCAACTCCTGAAGAGGGAGCAGCAGCACCAGGTTCAGCACCAGTAGGACCAGGCAGCACACCACCTGCAGGAGGAACACCAGGCACCACACCAGGCGGTGGAGCCACGATTTAGGTTAAATAGCATTATGTACTTGAAAGAAATGTGGTCACATACTCCGCAAGGATTTGAACAAAACAAAAACTACAATGCAGAAGATGATATTTCAATATTAGATTCTGATGATACTCGTAAAACTCGTTTAAAACTTCGAGATATTAACAAAATGCGTCTAGCTAGCGAAGCACACGATCAAGATCAAAGAGAACAAGCAGAATTTGTTCAAAAGATGTACGGTCAACCACCAGTAGCTGAAGATAACCTATCACTTTAATATAATGTCCAACACAGCGTTCGTACTGGGCAACGGAGAATCACGCAAAGGCATACAGATTGCAGATTTAAAGAAACACGGCACAGTTTTTGCTTGTAATGGTGTGTATAGATCCGAAGAACCAGATTATCTCATAGCAGTAGATCCTAAAATGATTCTAGAGATAGCGGAAACAGAATATCCTAAAACACACGAAGTATGGAGCAATTACAACAGTCAGTACTCAAAAAATGAGAATGCTAAAAATTATGTGAAATGGTTTCAACCCAGCCTAGGCTGGAGTTCAGGACCCACAGCTCTAAAAATGGCGGCAGATAAAAAATTTACTAAAATTTATATACTAGGATTTGATTATCGAGGACATCCTCGAGATGGCAGCAAGAACAGCTTCTACTTTAATAATGTATTCAAAGACACTCGTAACTATAAAAAAAGCAAAGATGAGGCCACTTATTATGGCAATTGGATGAACCAAACAAAAAGAGTGCTAACAGATTATCAACACATACAATTTTTCCGTGTAGTACCTAAAAATGCGTTCAAACCGCACGATTTGGAGTTTAATGAGAACTTTAAACACCTAGATATTGATGAGTTTTTAAGTATACATAATATACAGAGACAGAGTTAGTCAAAAACCA